TATCACCACCTCACTACTCACTCAACAACAAGGTCTCTACGATTGGTTTTTCCCCACTAAATCACTCGTGAAGACCGAACTTGTCCCCAATCAGAACATCCACCTCCGATCAACAATTCGCATACTTAAAGAAATCACCAACCCACCTGAATTTCCAACAGAACATCGTCTCGTCACATACAATCGTGCCCGCTATGCTGAACTGGCTGAAGCTTATGAATGCTCAATGTTTACCTTGTTTAGAACCGTTCCTACTAATCTAGAAGAATCACACCTCGAATTGACACACCTCAATAACCAATTAGAGGTTCTAATAGAAGAACAGAACGATATAAATGAGAAAGCAAAGTGCTTCACTGACCACGCCAAATCAGCATGGACTTATGTTAAAGATCTGTGGGAAAATTCACCAGCCTTCAAGATTATCACCATTCTTACCGGAGCAGCAGCCGCTCTATCCGTCTGCTCATTAGTCTATAATTCATCCACTGAAGAGGAAGACGACGACTATCAACTTGAAGGTGCAGCATATCACACTGGAGAGACACGATATTCTCGGCGCATTGGGAAGAGTAAAACCATAACTCGACATGCTTTCAAACCACGACATCAACAACAGGAAGGCAGCAACGATCCAAATTCATCAGAACTTATCCAACACCGCATTATACCATCCACAGTTCTAATATTAGCTCCCAATGTACCCTACGTTCAAAACGCTTTTAATGTCGCTGGACGATATCTCATAACAAATTGTCACTTCTTTGATCACATCAATGACGGTGATTCCCTGCACTACCAACTAGCTTCAGGAGTCATCATTAAAGATAGATATGAGAAGAGACGAGTTGTACTAGATCCTACCAACGATCTAGCGATTTATTGTGCCAGCGCCAAGTTTCCTACTGGTAAAAATAACTGGTCCCACATCATTACTGACGACGACCTGCAATTCGCATTCCAAACACCCGCGATGCTAGTCACTCGAAATATTGAATCACACTCAGTTACAACCCAACTTGTAACAGCTCGAACCTCCGACGAACACTATTGCACCCTAGTGAGCGACGTTGGCAAGACCTACACTTACAACAAGGGTTGGATTTACCATGCTATGACACGTAAAGGCGATTGTGGCTCCTTGCTAGTCGCATCCAATCCCCGCTTTACCCGCAAAATTCTGGGGCTTCATACTCTCGGATCCAATCAATCTCTCGAAGGATTTTCATCACTTTTCACTAGAGAGCATTGTGAGGAAATGATTGCTACACTACCCTCAGAATACCAACTACACAACTCCATCCACGACCACGAAGACGTTCCATCAATCGACATCACACCAGTACCCGACGATGAGTTCAGTCACTCCTTCCAACAACAGAGTGGCTTCACTTATTTAGGTACTATCAAAACCCGATCCTCAACATCCTCAAAAACCTCCATTATCCCCTCACCAATACACGAACATATATTCGATCACACAACCGAACCCGCTGTACTTTCTCCCACAGATAAACGCATTGACCCCGAATTCCGCGATCGCCATCCACTCCTTAAAGCCGTAGACAAATACCGCGAGCCAGTCGAACCATTTCCATCCGAAGCCTTGCGGCGTGCCGGTGATTCTGTTGCTGAAGATATCCTAGCAATGGAACCCACAGGTATACCAAAAGTATTCGATCTCGACGTCGCTCTCAACGGTGATCCCCACTATGACTTCCACGACCGCATAGACATCCAAACATCCCCCGGACTCCCCTACAAACTCTTTAAGAAAGGAACTGACGTGGGAAAGAAATTTCTCATTGAAGATACCGACGGCGTCTTTACCATCAAAGACAACCCCGCCGGGCAACTTCTTAAAGAACGCATCAACCACCGCATCGACAATCTCAAACAAAGCCGCCGCGTCTACTCAGTCTGGACTGACTGCCTGAAGGATGAACGGCGCTCACTTGATAAAATAAAGCGAGCAAAGACCAGATCCTTCTGTATTCCACCTTTCGACTTCACCGTCGTATGCAGAATGTTCTTTCTGGCCTTTGCAGCCGCATTTTATGGAGCGAGCGTTACATCTTTTAGCGCAGTCGGTATAGATTGTGAATCCCCCGCCTGGACTAAACTCTATAACAAACTTCGCCGCGCCGGAATTCGTGGATTTGATGGTGATTTTGGGACCTACGATGGGATGGCTATCCAAGCCGATCTCGTCGATCTAGTAACTGAAATTATCAACAAATGGTATAGAAAATGGGATAGAACTTGGCAATCATGGCATGATCAAGCAAGACGCGTACTCATAGAAGAGACCATCCACACCTACTCTCTATGCGGAAACGTATTATACCAAAAACACCAAGGAAATCCAAGCGGAAACCCCTTAACCGTAATTATAAACACCATTATTAACGCCATCCTCATGAGAATTGCGTGGTTAATTATAATGCAAGAGCGCGCACCCCATCTCAAGCCTCTTTCAATATATCGCCAACGCGTTGCAGAAACTTTTTATGGTGACGACAACGGAATGACCAGCGATGATGAAATATTAACACACTTCAATTTCACCACCGTTAGCGAATTCTTTCGCCGTTACAATATTGAGTATCTCAATGCACGCAAGGACCATGAAGATATTCCAACCATCCCCCTATCAGATATGACTTTCCTCAAACGAGCTTTCGTTCCCCATCCAACACGACCGCTCTTAGTCTTAGCCCCCATATCACGCACGACCGTACAAGAACTCACGAACTGGGTACGTAAATCGGGCGATATAACTGAACAAATTCGTGAAAACTGCCTCAATGCTTTAAAATTTGCATACCACTTCGGCTTTGATTATTTCAAACAGCTCAAGAGAGACATTAACGATTCATTAACATCCGTAGCCATCGAGTTCCTCGACGTCACCTACGAAGAACTTGACCAAACATTCCAATCCAAATTCATTTAATCGTTAGCTTACGGCACTTAGATATGACAACGTATCAGCAAAACGCTAAACCTGATTCTGCTAAGACTTATTCTTAGTTTGTTACAGTAACGCGGTTGGTAATAACTAGCCCCCTTTATTACCTTCCTTTTACCTAAGTATCTATTTGTGTACTCCTTCAACCGAAGTGAAAATTTCTTTAAAC